ATTTAGCATTAATTGGTGTATTAATAGAAGCAATAAAAGAACTTAATAAGAAAATTGATATTAAAATATAGTATTTAATAATTATAAATGAATAATACACAATTATATATAGAAAATATAGGTATTGGTTTAATAGACGTTAATAATCTAAATAAGTTAGATTTGAATGTAAATGAATATTTAGTCGTAGGACAACGTAATAATATAACACCCAATTCATATTTAGACAATGAATATAATTTAGTAGTTAATAATAATGGAGTTGGTATTAATGCTACAAGAAGAGATATGAAAGATACAAACGCTGGTTTGCTTGTAAATAATAATATAATTTGTAAGGGAACAGTTATTGCTAAAAGTATTCAATTTGATAATTTTACATTTGATAGTAATATAACAGAGCAAAAACTATTAACATTAATTAATTCTGTTAATTCTAATTTACTTTTTTTTAATGGTTTTAGTAATAATCTAATTAAAAATATTTATACACCTAATTATTTAACAATTGGAAATTATTCTTCTACTTATTCTAATTCACATCCATTAAAAATAAGTGATAGTCCTAATGGAACTGTTGATAATATTCAATTTGCTATTTATAATGATATTAATAATGATACAGAACCAGCAAGATTTGGTATGGGTATGATGGGATATAATCAATATTCACCAGCAAATATTATTACTACCGAAGGTATGCCATTAATATTTCATATTTCAAAACCTTCATATTTTATAGACAATCTTTATTCAAATGGTTCTGGATTACCCGAATATAATTCAAATAATTATCCAAATATTGCTATTGATATAAATGGATGTGTGAATATTAATAAAGATATTTGTGATATTACATTAAATCATAATTCTATAAATAAAACTCCTTTATTTAATGTAAATGGTTACGCAATTATCAGTAATTTAGGAGTTTATGATTATTATTCTAAAAGTAATTTACATTTAGATGATATTTATTTAAGAAAAAATGGTTTAACTTTAAAGGCTGATCAAATAATTGGTGGCGATTTTACAAATGATATATTTACATTTAATTCGAATGTAAATATTGGAAAATCAAGTAATAATTTTGAATTAAATGTAAATGGAAATGTGAATATAACAAATACATTAAATACGAATACATTAAATGCTTATAAAACAAATATAAATGGTATTGCTGATTTTAATAAAACTGCTTATTTTAATAATGTAACAGTTTTCAATGATAATATAACTATTGATAAAAGTTTAAATATTAACAATGATTTATTTTTAAATGGTTATCGTGTTCAATTATCTAATTTAGATTATGCCAATAATCAATTGAATATAGATAATGGATGTAATTTAAATATTAGTGGTAGATTTGGAACTGGTATATTAAATACAGATACATATGACCATCAATTTAATATAATCAAAAGAAATAAAGAACGGTTTGAGTTATATATTCAAGATATATCAGGCATTACAACTGATAGTAGTAGAGTTTATATGGGACATACTAATTTAAATACATTAAACGGGAGTATTGATAATAGTTTTGTTATACTAACACAAAAAAATATTAGATGGCATAATATTTATTTTTATGCAGGTAAAGATAAAGATGGAACAAACGCATTAAAAAATATGATACCTAATTTGGCAATAATGCAAAATAATAGAATTGGTATAAATACAAATTTACCACAAAAAACATTTGATGTTATAGGACAAATAATAGCGAACGATTATTATATTCGAAAAAATAACATTGAATATAAATTAAATTGTATTTATATTCAAAATGATGGTTCATCCGTTTTAAATGTTTCTAATTTTAATATTAATTTATTGACTAATTATAATTATTTGAATAAAAAAACTTTAAATATTGTTGGAGGTATTAATTCGTATGATGGTTATTTTGAAAATAATTATAAACTTGCTACTTTTAAAATATATCCATCAATAGCAACTACTTTTAATAATATTGGTATTGGAATAATTGAAACTAATAATTCTTATACCATACCATTACAAGTTAGAAATACAAGCACTAATATCAATAATAATACAATTATTAGATTATATAGAGGAGTTAAGGGTGGAGGATTTAATAATAATTCTTTATATACGGGAATTGATTTTTGTGATTATGATATGCCAATTAAAACACAAAATAAAAATAATTATAAATGGTTTATTTATAAAAATAATACAAATAATAATAACAATACAGGCACTTTACAAATAGGTTATACTGATAATTCTTATAATCCTACACATAGTTGTATGAACTTTTATTATAATTCTACAAATAAAAAATATTTCATTGATATTAATAATCCTAATATTAATTATAATTATGATGTTAATAATGCTGTTTCTATCAAGGGTAATATTGAAATTGAAGGTAATATTAATTTAAAAGGTGATAATTGTTCATATAAAATAAATGGTGCTATTATTGGTAGTTTTTCTAATCCAGCTGTATTACAATCTTTATCAAGTTCTACTAATACATATTATACAGATAATATTAATGATATTAGTTTATTAGGTAATAAAATACTTTTATTACCAAAAAAAACAACTGTTATTAGTTATAATGATGATTGGATTTTTAATAAAATTAATAGTTTTGAATTAAATAATAACAATACTCCTTTATTTATTTATAACAATAAAGATTATACTGATGATAATATACCACCTGTTATAACAAAATTTTATAATAAATCTTATAAAAATTATACATCAAGACCCGATATTGCCAATATTGAACTTGGCATTATATCTGATGATAATGACGAAGGTATTATTGATAATAAAATTAATATGATGGTAAAAGGTTATACTAATAATCTTACTATTTTTGAAATAACACCTGATAATTTAAATCCTTATATAACTTTTCTTTCACATAACAATAAAAATCAGGTTAATATTGGCAATGGGGTATTTTATTCAAGTAATGTTGTTAATTACGATGATACATGTATGCATATTAATGATGATTTTGATTGTTTATTACGACTTACAAATAATACAAAATCTGTTAAAATGAGTTTTGTGTATAACAATAATAATAAATGGGATTTTATTGCGAATAGTAATTTAAGTTTCAATTATAATAATACATCATTATTAAATATAAATAGTGAAGGTATAATTAATTTTAATAATCATAAATATTCAAGTAATAATAATAGTTCATTTAATGTTCATTCGATAATGAATAAACCATCAATAGAGATAACTAATTATTATTATAATGATTATATAAATCCCGATAATTCATTTGAAACATCAAGTTTTATTTCATTAGATTTTAATAAAATCAATTATACTATTAGTGATTATCATGATGATAATTATGATGACAATTTTGATAAAAACATAACAAGTTTTGTTTATAAAATAGAAGATAGCAATCTTCCAAATGTAAATGTTAATAATGAAATGATTACAAATTATTTTATTAATAATAGTAATTTTGTTTATAATAGTAATATAATTATTGATATTAATACTACTATTAATAATATTGAACTTGATTATAAATATTTCGAGAATATTAATGTTTATGGTGAAAGTAATACAGTAGAACTCATACCTACATTAAAAACATTTAATCCACATTTAAATGCTAATATTATATCATTTAATGTTCTTTCATTTACATATGATATTGATAATGTTCCATTTGATATTAATTATAAAATACCACATACATTAAATGAAGATCAATTATTTATAGTTAGTGATGTTAGTTATATTAATTTTTATTCAAATTATGATAGTAATTTTTATTATAATGTTTCATTAAATACATTTCTTAAAGTAAAAGACAAACCATTATTTGATTATAATATAAAAACTACAACGAATCTTTTTATGGTTAATTATAACAATAATAATTATTATTATAATACTACAAATACTATTTATTATTATCCATTACCAAATATAACTATTAGAACTGTCGAATTAAATATTAAATATTTATATAATTACGAAAATTCAATTGTTTTACCTAAAAATTTTTATAATAATTATGAAAATATAATTGAAATTTCTAATATTACAAATAATACTATAATTTTAAATAACAGCAACTTATATTTGAAAGAATATATTAATGGCAATGATATTTATAATCCCATAGACGCAATTAATTTTAGAAAAGTTAAATTACTTTCATCTAATACTATAAATAAATTATATCCAATAGAAATTAATAATGTCGATGTTTGTAATATTATTTTAACATTTACCAAATATAATTATTTTAATGTTTATGATTTTGAAGATAATAATCCTATTATTGATATTCCAATAACTATGAATTCTTATAAACCTCATTTAATATTAAAAAATTATAATAATAGTGAATATTCAACATTACATAAGATTTATAGTTATAATAATAATTTCGAGATACATTTAGATGACACTAAACTTATTTTAATTGATAGCAATGGTAATTTAAATACAAATGGTTCGATAACTACAAATGATATATATTTTTCAGGTGATATTTATAATAAAATTGGCAATTCTAATATTTCTATTACAAGTAATTTAATGAATATAATTGGTAATGACTTTTTTATTCAAAAAGAAAATATATCATTAAATAGTAGTAATATTTTTATAAATCCTTCTGTTATTAATAATGGCGGTATTATTATTAATGGTAGTGATATACACGAAATAAATAATTTATTTCAAATTAATAATTTTACAGATGATGACAATTTTATTGTTCTTAAATCAGTTTCTACATCAAGTTATATTAATTTTTTCAATACAGAAAGTTTATATAAGATTGGAGTTAATAATGGTAATTTTGGTATTTGGCGTTCAATAGATAATGATATATTAAATACGAATTATATTAATAATAATTTTGATACATTTGATAATATAATAACATTTAATTATGAAAATAATAGTAATTTAATTGTTGATATAAATGGTAATATTAAAACCAGTAATAATTTCTCTATAAATGATATAACTACTTATATTGATAATAGTCGTGATTATAAGGTTAGAGTTCGAGGCAATTTGAAGGTCGATGGAGTTGTTATGTCATCTTCTGATAAAAGATTAAAGAATAATATATATAAAATTGAAGGAGCATTAGAAAAAATAGAAAAAATGACAGGTGTTAGTTATTATTATAATGATGATAATTATACACATAAACATATAGGTTTAATTGCTCAAGAAGTTAAGGCAATTATACCAGAAGTCGTATATGAAGATGAAAAGGGATTTTTAAATATTGCTTATGGTAATTTATTAGGATTAGTTATTGAAGCAATTAAAGAATTGAAAAATGAAATGATAAATCAAAAAAGAATTATTTAATTAAAATAGAATGAGTTTTTTCTTTATATTTGTAGGTATTTTTATTTTAATTTTAATAATTTATTATTTCAGTATTAATACAGAATGTTTTGAAAATAGATATTCGCCAGAACAAATAAAATCATTAAGCAATACTGAAATATCTAATATTAAAAATAATTATGATATACTAAAACAAACATATTCAGCTGGTTATAAATCAACTGATATAAAAGCATTAGAAATCAAAGAAAAAATAAAGAAGTCATTTATAAAAATAGAAGAATTATTGGTAAATACAAATGACAAATATTTATTGTTAGATGTTTATTACGGTAATTTTAAAAAACAGGAAGATTATAAAAGTATTTTTAAATATTTAGATGAAATAAATGATATTGAGTTTTATAAATTGATGGATAAAGTTAATCTTATAATTATTAATGCTACAAGTGATAATAATTATAAATCAAATCAAACTATAAATCAAATTACAAATGATTTTAATAATTTGAATGATTTATATAAAAATGTTTATATAAATAATTTATATTCATATAACGATAAAAGAAGCGAAATTAATGATTTAATTTTAAAAATTGTTACTGAACTAACAACTATAACAACACACGATAATATTTATAATTCAGGTATTATTTTAATTTTAAATACTACATTAAAACGTGCTTATGAAACAAATAATCTTCTTGAAATTAATAATAATATAAATAGTTTTAATGAAAAAATAAGAATTATACAATCGCAAATAATTACTCCTAATCCTAATATTACTACTACTAATCCAGTTTATAATTATGGTCAATCAAGTCCATTGACCATAAATAATATCAAAGATGATTTTAATAATATTAATAATGCTTTTGAATTAATTAATAATACTTATAAAAATAATATGCAAAATAAGGAATTATTTATTGCGAATCTTAATAATATCATATATTATTCTATTGATAATATAGCAAACTATTATGTGAATAATAATGAATACAAAAATAAAGTTAATAGTATTAAAAATGCATTTATTAAACCTATTTTAGAAATGGAACTTAAAGATAGTTATAATTTAAATGATGTATCAAAAATTATTAATGTTAAAAAGAAGTTTTATAATAATATTGACGAACTTAAAAATATAATTGTTAGTATTAACACAAAAACAAGTAATATAAATGGCGAATTATGTCTTTATAATATTTTAAATGCTGTTAAAGTAAATAATTATCCTATAAATGTAAGTAATATTAATCATTGTGATAAATCATTATTTAATGATAAAGATATTATATTACAGAAACCATTATAATAATTATTAATATAAATAAATATAATAATTCTTTATAATAGTTTATTTGTGTTTTATGAATTAAATAATAATTATGAAATATATAAGATATTATATATATAATATCATTGGAATTATCAGCTAAATTATAAACTAATCTAAAAATAAAACATTCTAAATGTTAAATGTGATATGACTTGCTTTTCTTTTAAATTGTGAATACAACAATATTCGCTATATATAAATAATGAAAATAATCCTGACGAATTAACAATAAAAAATACAGGATTATGTAAATTAATAAATAAATATATATAACAACTTATAGCTAAATATTTATCAATTTTATGTAATAAAGAATTATGTTTATAATTATACCAAAATAATGGAGAAATAATACACAATTTTGTTAAAATTACTGATAATATTAAATGATTGCTTATATATGTTTTATAAATTAAAGGTAAAATCCATATAGAAGCCAAACTTAAAATATATTTATTTTTTTGTGGTA